GTCTTGGTCCCATCAACGGCGCCTTGTATTGCATCAACAATGCCCGATTTGATAGACATGCCAATATCGGTGTATACATCTTTTAGCTGCTGGGCGGCAGTTTTGGCCGCTTCTTGCTCTTTGGTGAGCTTTTGAATCTCGGCAATTTTCAGGCCAAGCGCTTGCCTATCTGCATCGGTTAGAACGATGCCAGCCTTCTTAAGTGTGTTCTCAATTTCCAGCAGTTGCAGCGCCTGCTTCTGGGCTTCTGTCACAGCAGATACCTTGATCCTTTGCATGTCAAGGTTGGCCAATGCATCAGCAATGGCCTCTTGTTGCTGGCGGTATTGCTCTTCTGCCTTGCCTGTCTGCTCGGCAAGCAACGTATTGATCTCCAATTCGAGCCCGAGTCTTTTTATTTTGAGATCATTGGTGGTTTCATCAAAAGCCAAGGCTGCACGTGCCTTGTCTTGCTCGGATGCGATAATTTCTGCCCGCACTTCTGCCCGTTTAGTCAGTGTTTCATCAATCGCGCCGATCTGATATTTGATATTTAGCAGCTTCGACGAGTATTCAACCATTCGTTGCGCTTGCTGCGGATTCTCACTTGCGGCTGCGGTGTTCATCATCTTTGCAGTGGCCGCAGACAACCTTGCTTGCTGCTCTTGCAGTCTGCGTCCGATATTGCCGCCGATTAGGTCGTCAATGTTGAGCGCTTTGCTGCGCTTCTCCTTCTCAGTTTCTGGCAGCAGTGCTGGGGTCGCAGGTGTAGTAGCGGCAGGCTTATCTGGTTTGGACTGTTGGCGCAGACTGCCCAGCCTCTGTTCAAGTTTTTGAGCTTCTTTTTGCAGCTGCTGCAGTTCATATTTCATGCCAGGTAATGCTGGCTGGCCGCCACCCATCACTTGCCCATCTACGCCCAAAACAGGAGCGCCGGATTGCGTACCGATTCCAGCAGCCTCTCCTGCCTTAATGGCTGCTTGGAGTTCCTTGATTCGAGCGCGTGTGTTAAATAATTGATCGTTGGCTTTTTTGTAATCAGGACCGGCCAGTGCTTGATTGATTTTGTCTACCACCATCGTGGCAAAATCAAGAGTCTCTTTCAGCGCAGGTTTAAGTGTCTCGCCAATTGTCTTGGCGAGCATTTCCACGCCATCTGTCAGGGTGCTCCATTTGCCGGCCAGCGTATCACTCTGCGCAATGGCGCCATTGGCGTATTTGCCGCCTGCATTGGTCAGCCGAATAACCGCAACCTCAACCGCCTCGGCTCCAATGCGGCCTTTGCTCAATGCTTTCTGGAATTCCTCTCCAGATAGCCCATACATCTTGCGCAGCTCTTCTTGCAGTGCCACGCCGCGCTCCTGGAACTGCAGCAGCTCCTCGCCTTGCAGCCTGCCTTTGGCCTGCACTTGGCCATAGGCGGTCACCAAGCCTTGCAGTTCGGCACCAGTGGCGCCGCTGACATCAGCCAGCCGCTTGGTGGTTTCAACTACCTTGTCGGCCTGTATGCCAAACGCCTGTAGTCGCTTGGCCGAATCGATCAACTCGGTGCTAGTGAATGGCGTTACAGCGCCCAGCTGTTGCAGCTCTTTGATGATCTGCCCAGCTTTTTCTGCGCTGCCGGTCAATACCTCAAGGCTGCGCGTTTGGCTTTCTAGCTCAGCCGTCTTGGCAAATACAAACTTAAATGCCTGCAGCGCGCCAAAAGCAACTGCAAGCTTGCCGGCAGCAGCAGCAACACCATTAAACGCCTTTTCTGTCGCGCCTGCTTGCGACTGTACCTCGCGCAGTTTGCTAACGGCATTACGGCTGTCAACATTGATGGCGACATTAGCGACGACAGACACAGCGCAACCCTACCGCCTTTGCTTCATTCTACGCTCCTGCTCTTCGTTTTGAAGCTCAAAGTAGCTGCTCCAGATGAGCAACTCCTCTAGCGTCACCTCTTGATTGAGCCTAGCCAAGCTATAGCCAAGCTCCTTTGCAACGCCAAGCTGTAGCAGTAGCAGATTGTCTTTACTTAGCTCCTTCTTTAATGCTTTTCATGTCCAGCTGCTCTGCATCCTCTGGATTAGTGATGATTGCTAGCATCATGCCTTGCAGGTCGGCATCCTGCACTTCTTCCTTTAGTTCGGCAATTTCACCGGCCGCAAACAAGCGCTTACCGGTGTCGTCCATAGCCTTGGTAACTAGCAAGTTCAATGCAAAGCCATTGGTATTGTTGCCGCCAGGCATGCTTTCTGCGCGCTCTCGTTCGGCCATGGTCAATGGCGCGGAGTAAAACTCAAACACACTGCCATCGGTTAGCGTTACAACCCGTTTGGTTGGCGTCAGGTTGGCTGCTTTCTTGAGGCGTGCAAGCGCGGATCCCATAAAAGTTGATGAGTTAGGTGTACTCTAAGCACAAAAAAGCCCCAGCGCAAGCCGGGGCGATTTTGCTATCAGGCGCTGGTGCTGAAATCAAACGTTGGCACGCCAGCCGGACGGAAGGCAATTTCCACCTGCTGGGCATCGTCAGGGTTGACGTTTAGGCTGGCCGAGGTCAGCACTGCATCCATGGCAATACTGCGGCTCAGCGCCTCAGTCCCCTGCTTGTCGGTGTACAGCTTGAAGGCGCAGCCCACCTGCTGACGCTGCAGCACGTCTTCCACCATGCGGTTAGACAGTGCAGCGTCTTCGTTGGTCACGTAGACGGTGGCAGTGCCATTGCCGTCGGCAAAGCCAGGGATGTAGGCACGGAAGGGTGCATACTGCCCAGCGGCTTGGCCGATAGTGGTCACATCAATCTCAGCGCGGCTGATCTCAAAAGACCAGGATTGCACTTGCCCAACGGCAGCGAAATCGGCGTAGTACACCTCAAACTCGTTGGGTGCCACTGCGGTGCCATCGTCGGTGATGGCAAGGATGGTGCCACCAGCGGACGTGGAGACGGTCAGCGCACCAGTCGCAGCTGTGTAGCTGAGGACGTAGTAAGTGGTGGCTGCATCGATGGGCGAGGGCAGCGTGCCAGTGCCGGAGCCGCCGGTCTGGCTGTTGATGACGCGGAACTTGACCGGATCGCCAGCCTTGAAATTCAAGTAGGTGGCGATGGTGATAACATCCGTGCTGGCATTAACGCCAGACTCGGGGAAGTTGCCGTTAGTGCCGGCGGGTTTGTAGTAGAGGGCGCCGGACGTACCGGACAGAACAGTAACAGCCATGTTGTGAACGGTAGTGGCTACCGTTAGTCTAGATACGCTTCAAACGTAGCAGTTAGCTGGGTTTGAAAGTAAGGCTCAGGCGCTGCTGGCGTTACTTGCGCTGGCCCCGAGGCTGCATCAAAGATAATGCTTGAAAACTTGGCGCGATCAAACAAATCCTTTAGCCGCTCTGCAATGGTGAAATTAGCAGCAGTGCCTTGACCCTGCGGCGTAAAGACATTGACCACCAGCGTGCCAGTCTGGCGGTTGAAGCCAACGCCACCAGTCGGCAACAGCGTGGCATAGGCGTTGTCGCCAAAGCGGATGAATGCCTGCAGCCATGGTGCATTGTTTGGCGGCGTAAATGGCACGTTCTGATAGCTCACCGGATATGCCGGCGCAATCGCCATCTGTGTAGCAATGCGGCCTTCAATGGCAGCGCGGACGTCGTTGATGGTGCTACTCATGATTCGCGTCCGATGCGGTCAGCGTTGACGTGCACAAAGCCTTGGATGTCTTTGGCGATGCCTTGCACCCACCCCGCCGGCGCTTTTTTGCTGCTGCCATTGGCAAGAGGCTCTGCATACGGCAGATTGTTGTGCACGCTGTACACGTTACCGAGATTTTCTTGCTGGTAGCCGATGCGTTCAATCTGCGGAGTGCCGCTGTAGGTCCCCGCAGGTTTCTCCCCGCCTGGCGCTGCATTCTCCCCTACCTGCCAACTAACGCGAAACCTTCCAGTATCGACAGGGCTTGCCTGTTTGACTCTTGAGTCAGTCTCTAACACAGCAACCCGCAGTAACTTTTCCATCTGCTGGTTCACGTAATCGCCAATATCACCAACGCGGATAGTGCGTGCCATCAGTCCCTCAGGATTAGCTCGTAGGTGATTGGCTGGTTGTCTTGCTCGATAGTGCGCACCTCAATTACCTGCAAGCTACGGGTGCTAATGATGACGCGATCAGCGGTGGTTGGTGCTGCTGCGGTATCTGCTGCTGCAATAGTCAGCCGCTTGTCGCCAGCTTGGATAAGGCCGTTGACTTCACGCAGGTTTACATCTTCCAACACGCCACGCAATGCGGTATCGCTGGTGGTTTCGCTGACGGTGCCAGTAGTTGGGTTGTAGATGCCAGGCGTGACGCGGCGTAGTGTTGCAACACCGCCAAACTTTGCCATCAACTTGCTGGCAACCTTGCGTAAAGGGCTGGCTAGTGTCATGCAAACACCTCGCTGGCAACAATCCTGCCGCGACTAAAGGTGATGTCAACGTTGCTGCTGTGGTTGGCGATGAACAGTGCTACTTCATCGTTAGCGGCCATGCTGATCATCCAGTTGGTGACCAACTTGGCTTCCTCGTTGCCCAAGCCGGTAAAGGCGCGGCATTCGGTTTGATCTATGGCGGTGCCGTTCTTGGCCAGCTTGATGCCGAGCACTTTGTTGTTGCCGCTGACGGTCTTGGCGTCGATGCTGCCATAAAAACGCAGCAGCTTTGTGCTACCGCTGGTGTTTTTCAATGCAAAGGCATGTGTTGTGCCAAGCGTCATGCCGTTGACAGTACTGGCGTCAAGCGTTGCAGTCAATCCGGTGGTGACATATACGCCCTGCGCAACTATGTCAATGGTGCCGCTATCCATCTTGCTGGCTTGGCCGCGCACCATAATTGCAGCTGCGCCAGATGGGCCTGCAGGGCCTGGCGTGGTAACAGTAACTGTGTTGGTAGCCTCGTTGACGATTACGGATGTCATGGTGCTGTGTAGCCCTCCGAGACGAATACGATGCCTTCTAGGTAATAGTTGCGCAAGCCGCTGGAGTCTTCCAGCAAAACATCGTAATAGGCTTCATTGGGAAAGCCTGCAGTCTGCGTATCGGTCAATGCAATGCTGATTTGCCCAGCAGAGCGGTTGGTGTAGGTAACAGCAAAGTCAGCATATTTGGTGGTGCGGCCTTCATTCCACACTTGCGCGTAAGCAGTCCAGCCGGTCAGATTGATATTGGCATTGTTGGAATCTTTGAACTGCAGCGACAGGTCATAATCAGCCCGTCGCTGGATGGCGATATTGTGCTGGCCGGGTTGAACGCTCATAGCCAGACTCTAACCGGCTGCTCAGGGCTCACCGCATACTCTGCCCACCCCTCAGGCAAGTCACCGATGTAGTTGACGTGCCAGCCGCTCAGCAGCACGGGTGGGGTGATTACCTCGCCGGTGTCGGGGTCGTAGGTGCCGCCTTTGTAGATGGGGCCGATCACGTCCAGCGCGTGCGTGTGGCTGGCGGTGAGGACCACGGTGTCGCCGTCGTCATTGGTGGTAGTGAAGCCAGCAGCATCTAGGGCGGCCATGCCGGTGGGCTCGTCGGGGAAGCGAAGGTAGTGCGTCATTGCGTGATCGCCTGGAGGGTGCTGTCGGGGAGGCGCTGGGGGAAGAACGCGAGGCGCTTGATGGTGCCGTTGAGTTGGCCAACGCTGGCAACATTCATGCCAATAGCAAGCGAACTTGTTGTAGGCACTGTGCCAGAGGTGTCTATCTGTAACGCACCGCCATTTGCGGATCCGGCAAAATTGTCAGCCTTATATCCAAGAATGTGCCGCAGAGCAGCGCGACTTGCAATGGCATTTCCTTGTACTGAGTTCCACTGATCAACACCGCCATTGTTTACACGCCATTGGATATTCGTATCACTAGAGTAACCGGCAATAATTCGATTGTTTGCAGTGCCGTCGTGGAAGTTGTAAATAGTGCTGCTTGCAGGAACTCCAGCGCACTCCTCAAACACCGTCCCCTCATCCTGCCGGTACCAGGAGCTGAACGCCGTGCCGGTGATGCTGGGCACGTCTGCACTGCGGGTGACCGTGGCGGTGGTGGTGGAAATGTACGACGTGGGGAAGGCCCCGGCTTCTAGTTGGGCGCCCCAGACGTAGACATCCCCGCTAGTGGATGGCATTCGCAGCCACTGTTGGTTTTGAGTATGTGTTTGAGTAGCAGTATCCGTCATGACACACCTATACCAACCGTCGCCCACTGCTGTCATTGAGCCAGTAGCTCCATTTGTAAATGCAGGAACACCAGTGTCCAGGTTCCATGTAGCAACTGGATTGCCACCACCAGAATTAAACGTAGTTCCAAATAACAAGGTTAAACAGGTGGATGTATTTGCTTTTTTAAGGTAAACAGAATAAGTGTAAGTTGTGCCACTTACAAATTGATTAGATGAAGCATTTGGCTGTTCCAAATATCCTATTTGTGTGCCGCCGCTAGCCAGCCGGTCAGCAGTTACAGACCCGGCAGGTGACACTATTTGATTTGCAGTACGAACCAATCCATCATTTGCGGTCCATGTAGTTAACAAA